GAGGTAATGTCGCCGCTTTAGACGACTGCATAAAAATAAGAACCTTATCGGTTCGTCAGTTGGCGTTTATTCGTGGTCATTTGAAACTACCACGGACTATTTAGCATGGTTTCTTACCCATACCACCCTTTTTGCCAGACTTTGGTGCAGATTTTTTAGCCATTTTATCAACTCCTTTCATCGGCATCATTCCTTTGGGTCCGATACCAGGCATGGCCTTGGCTAACATAATGTCGATCTTAACGGTTGGCTTTTTCTTTGCGTCTTTTTTAGGCATTATTGTTGACCTCCTATGATTTCAATTTGACCAACTCTTTAATAATTCGTTCAGGTTCAATATGATTGAAGATATATAGAAGTTCTTCCCCGAACTCGTTCCTTATGCTGGTAAGCAAATCTTCCGATTTATTAAAATTCACCGTATCTCCATTAGGTAATACTAGGTCAATCCTTTCCTTCATTAGCCTAGCCAAAAGAAAACACTCAGTATCCGTGTACCGTTGAGTCCTTTTCTTGTATTCATGCACCTTGTCCACCACCCTGTTGTTGTATCATTAACTGCTGAACGATTTCAATCTTCTTCTCATCCGGAAGTTGAGCGAACGCATTCCGTTCCTCTTCGCTCATATGCTGCATGGCTTGCTCAAGGACTTCCTGAACTTGTTGCTGTTGGTTTACGCCACCTTGCGGTTGTTGTGGCTCCATTGGTTGCTCTGTGCCCTGTGGCGGCATTTCTTGAGGTTGTTTATTTGCTCCAGACATTGGTGTCGGTTGCAAGCTTTGTTGTGGCATTTGTAATAGCTGTCCCATTTGGTCTGGCTGTCCTCCTTGCGACTTAATCCCCATCTTGCCTAGCATTTGAGATTGAGCATCAGGCATTAAGTCTTCGTAGTTGATAGATACTTTGGATTCAGGCTGTGCCGGTGGGGCTTTCGCCTGTGCTTCTAGTTGCTTATTGATGCTGTCGAGGATTGTCTTGGCATTAGGGAATTTCTGCGCCACTAATTGAGTCCACAGAACTACGGATGCTGGGCCCGGGTTATATGCTCCATACTTAAGCATTTCAGTTGCTTGGTTGAATAACCACATCTTGTCTCGCGGTAGCCCTGCCCCTGCGTCTGCTTGAAAGATGAAGTCTGTGTTGTAGTAGAGTTCTCCTGCTTTATCGCGAACAAGAAAGGCATACTTATTGAAATCGCCGAATGAATCTTGTCCATTAGCGTCTTTTGTTACGAATGGTCGAAGTTCATCATAGAATGCTAATTTGAACTCGAACATGATTTCGTAGAGTTGCTTAAATGCGGCGTATTTGTTTGATTCTTTTGAGCGTAGGCGACCGGACGCTTGCTGTACTTGGATTTGCTTTGCTAGACCGGATACTGCGGTCGAGTCTGATTTACCTTGATATGAGTTTGTTATACCGAGGGTTGACTGTGCTGCCTTGTATTGTTGTTGAGCAAAGGCAAGGTCGTTGGAAATATTTGCAGACAAATTCTTTACATTGAGCGCGTTCAACTCGGACTGAGTGCCCCTAATAATTCCGTATAACTCATTAGATAGGTTGAACCTATGACCGTCTAAAGCTGTAACCACAACAGACCCACGTAAAATCTTTTCCTCAATAGTGGAGACTACTTTTTTATAAGCGTCTTGTTGGTCGCGGATAACATCTACGTCAGATTGTCCACCAAATGCGAAGTTGAGGGGAATGTTCTCGCGAATGATTAGAGGGTAGCGTGTTGGAGTGAAGTAGGGAACTTTTGTTCCTACGGGGAGGACTTCGCCGGGTTGCCCATTAACCGAGGATAATGTTACTTCTGTACCTAGCTCTTCAAACTCTTGAATCTTGCCGTTGATGCGCCTTGCATAAAAGTTTTCCATATCTTCAAGGATTTCATCCTCGCACCAAACAAGCTTTGACACTTCTCCATCATCATTCTTGTACCAGCACACGATCTCTGTTACCATGTCGGGGTTGTTGGGCTGAGTGGTGTTACTGACAAGGCTAATGTTGGGAAATTGTTCTCCTACATTCTCGAGATCCACATCATACCGTTTTTTGATGTAGTTCTTTGTGACTGAACTCAAAATAAAGAAGTAGTCCATTTTTTGAAGGTCAAATACGCCGGGTTGCGGAATAATCCTTTTGGGATGGACTGACTCTATTTCCAACTCGCCACGGTATAGGTGATGCTTAAAGTCTGGATTCCAACCCACCAACATAGCAGAGTAGCCTTGCACCGGGGTTATGCGCTCGTTAACATCATTAATGGCTGTCATGCCTAGTTCTGTTATGTCTGAGGTTAGGGAATCCTCGATCATTGTGGCTTGTACTTCATAGCCAGGGAGCTTGGTTCGGACGGAGGGTTGTGGGATTGTTGAGTCAACGCCTGTTTCTATGAATTCTAAGACTAGGTTGACTACGTTGTTGGCTTGCTTGCGCTTGCCATTAGATGTACGAGTATTCACATTGCCATCGACAATTTTTGTGCCAAGGTAGATAGCTTCTCGCTCGTCTCTGATTGCCTCGTCGATGCCGGCGCGCGCCTCACTAAATTTGTCCTGGAATTTTTTCAGCTTGGCTTGCTGTTCTGATTCTTCTTTCATGGAGAGTTTTTTATCTTTCAACTTCTTCACCACCTTTTTGCCGAAGTCTTTTATTGCATCAATCACTTACAGCACCTCCTGAAAATGGACATAAGAAAAGCACCCCGCAGGATGCTGTGAGTTCGTTATTTAATTTGTTCTGGTAGTTTGAATTTGTCTACCCATGTTTTAGGGTCAATGGTTAACTCTGTGGGTTTTGTGACCATTACCAACGATTCTGTGTCGAGTCGGTATTCAATTACTAACACTTTAATCATCTTCCAATCTTTTTAAGGATATATGCCCTCATTTCAGGGGTAGCTCTTTCCAAATCTTCAAGCAAGTCTTCAGGAAGATCGTTCAGGTTTTGCTTCTCTACTATTTGAACAGTAAACCTCTGTTGTGGTCTTATTTCAGCCGCGATCATATCCGACATTAATAAATCATCATGTTTGCCCGGTGTTGCATCCGGTCGGTTGTTCTTGTCATAGATAAAGGTTAGGCATTCGCCGAGCATCGTAATGTCGGTGAATAATTCAATGTGTTCCTCAATAAGTGCAATTTCCTTGTCAATGATAAGTGGTCTACTATTCCCATCAGTCTTCCATCCGAACTTCTTTTGAATTTCCTTACTGATGCTGTCGTAGGATTGGCGCATGTATTGTTTTGGGTATCTCAGGCGTTCGAGTTCTTCAAGAGGTGCAGTATTAAAGTTCATTTCAATTCCAATAAGAGCCTCGTTGAAATACTTTCCAAGGCAATAGACCTGATGAGTATATGGTTTAGAATTTGATGATTGCATATGAAGTGTGGCGGAACGCTTTCCTGTGATGTTATTTAGGACTGTAGAAGAGTAATAATCTCCCCCTTCTCCTTTTGTGTCTCCACCAATTACATATGGATAATCTTTTTGCACATCCTCATAAATGGTAACGAAACCTCGTTCGTCCTCTACCCAATGAATAGAATCATCCTTGATCTTATTTTGAGTATCAGGATCATCCCATTCAAAAGAAAAACGCCCTCGTTTTGGAGGGTGTTCCTTATAAAGCTTCTTTAGTTCTTCAATCCGCATCTCTACGATTTCATTTGCAAATACAGGCCGGCCAGTTGAAAGGAACGCCTCTTTTGGATATGAGGGGTTCTCCTGCTTCATGAGGTTGTGGTCCCCGCCGCAATCGTTCTTTAGTTTCCAACGATACCACTTGATTTGACCAAAATCAACTCCATATAGGCTTATTAGACTTTTTTCATAATCATTAAGACTTAATACCTTATTAGCTTCTTCTATATTCATGGCACGCACCTCCATGAAATGTTTCTCTTTATCCTGCTAACATGGCATTGCTTAATATCGTAATCTTTTGCTATTTCCTTCTGCAATCTATTATCATTTCTTATCGAAATAATTTGATCGTTAGTTAGTTTTGATTTACCACTTTTTTCCCCAGCTAAGCATGGTGGTCTGTTTCTTTTCTTCTTAATCATATCCATGGTATTACCCTTCGGAGTATCTACAAATAGGTGTGCAGGATTAATGCACGATTTGTTATCGCATTTATGGCAAACAAACAAGCCTTCCGGTATTTTTCCTTTATATTTTTCGTACATGTACCTATGGACTTTAATTATTTTGCCGCCCCTATTCATTTCATGATAACCGCTAGTAACATTAATCCTATGACTATCGCATATCCAGCAACCATTTTCAGAAACACTCCACGATACCTGCTTGTAGTTATGAGGCTTCCAATTTTCTGCTCTAATGTATTTACCCTTCGGCATGGAAATCACTCCTTATTGGAATTTATATATTCATTATATACTCTCCATGCCTCATCTTCAATAGCTGTTGTATCAAGCCTATAAAGTTCATAGTCATGCCAAGCGAAGAACATAGGGATAAAGTCATTCTCCCCGGCCTCTGCCTTGTCCCACAAGTCTTTAAAATCGTTCATGCCATTTGCTGTACTCTCTATGATAACAATCGTTCCCGGTATGTTGGGAACCGACTGAAGTATCCCGGAAAGAGTGGTTGCGGGATTTCCGCCATAGAAGGCGAACTCCGAAAGATGAACGTAGTAATGAGTATCAGAGCGTCCGATTCCGTCACTGCCAGCAGTTTGAACCTTAATCTTACTATTCAAGCCTTCGCCTTTCCCCTTGTGAGTAGCGGGAAGGTCAAATATAAGTTCACGGGCATTAGAAGCTTTCTGTAATGGCTTAATCCGGTCAGGGAGCTTGCTGTACATAAACTTAGCTTTTTCAAAGATGGCATTGGTCGAGTCGTCGCGATGGGCAACCACAAGTGCATTTCTGTTCTTATTCTTTGTCAGTCTACAAATCAACTTTCCTTGGGTATATGTGGAAACACCTTCCTGTCTTGCCTTCAATACAATGATTCGGGCAGGGATTCCGAGTGTTTCTAGTTCCTTTATTTTATCGTCTATTATTTTCTGGATTGAATTATAGGTTAAGAAAACTTCATTTCCTTTTTTGTCGATTACCTTGATATAGAAACGACAGAAATCATCATCATTGCGCCTAGCTAATTCGTCCTTAATAGCATCTAACGATGGTAAATCACTCTGCTTTATTTTAGGCCTAGCAACTTTAATAGGAGTATCCACGATATCCTTACTCGCCTTTTCCTTCTTGACTACCATACTATCACTCCAAAGATACTTGATACGTCACCCAGTGTCGCACCCATATTTCTTCCCGGCATTTGTGCTTGCTGTAATTCCATCGTTTGCAGTTTGCGCAATTAACTAGGATACCAGGTTCATTACTTTTAAATTCGGAGCATGATCTATTTTCGGACATGGTTTTCACTCCTAGAGATATAAAAATAATCAGCAAGGGCAACGCCGATCTGAACTATTTAGATTGCGTTCCGCAAGATGGCTCCCACAAAGGGAATTTGTTTTCACTGTTGCACCCAGCCCTATTACACCTAGTCGAAGGATTATAGATTGACATTACGGATAACGGCATCCTTTTTCCGCATGTCTCGCAGTTCCTATTTGTTTTTCCTCCGAATCGTTCCAAGTCACCAACTCCGATAAGCTGCATTACCGTTTTAACGATTATTTGACCAATTATAGCCATCGGAACTGCTCCCCAAGGTATAAACCCTGCTCCCAATGGAGACAACCCAACCATCACAAATACAGAAGAATCTAAAACACCTGAAACCATCCCGCTATAGATAACTCTAAGATGCATCGGTAATCTTAATCTAGTATAAATTTCTGTATCTGTGGTTTCGCTCAATAAAAAACTAACTGCACTAGCAAGCACAATCCAAAGCGTGTCGCCCAATAATCGGGATGATATTGTGGATAAAATTAATGCCAAAATAATAATTAAATACGTGTTTCTTCTGCCGTGTTTTTCCTGAACCAAATCCCTTAGGACAAAAGTAGCACCGATTAGAAATGTCCCTAAGGTTATAACAAAAGGCCCTATAATTAATGGTGCGAATGATGCAGTTAAAACATTAGCGATTATAATTGCCATTAGATAAAGAAATACAATCAAGCAAACTCCTCCCAATATTGTTGATTAAGAGTTGCTAATCCCCTTGGAATTAGCGTATCCGGAAACATGCTAAATCCAGAACCATCCACAGAATTACATCCAATAAGTCTGGCATAATTAATCCTCTTTTTGCTGTTCACCCTACCCATATGCACGAACTTACCTCTCAACCGCGCTTCCTTGACAAGTTCCCTAACATAAGCACCAAGTTTGAATTCTGTTGTACCCCCAATAAAAAGTGCCCCAAACTTAGTCCAATGCACATCGCATTTATCTAATCCATCTTGAGCCACAAGGGATACCGGAAGGTCATACGACTTGATAATAGGCTGCCAATATTCAAACTGCTTTAGGGTTAGCTCAGCGTTACCAACTACGTCAGGTGCATTTACGAATAGACAACCTTGTTTTCCTTGTATCCTTTTCAAGGTATTTATAAAAGCTTGCTCGTTAAAACCTGTAAAGCAATCATTGTCCATCGCCCATTTTAGTCCGTAGTCGATGATTATATTTATGTCGTGTCCACCACGGGGAGTTAATAGAAATCCAAGATTAGGATTGTCTTTGTATTTTTTAATTGTTTTTGTTGCCCCACTTACCAGAAGTAAGATAGTGTCCACATCCCTTGTCTTAAACTAGTCATTAAACCATTAATAATACGTTTAGTAATACGCCCGCTAACTCATTGCCTGTCCTTAACGATGGACAAGGTTAAAACGTGATGAAATCAAGGTTTTTATTTAAAAAGAAGGGGTTAATGGGAAAAAATAATTAAATTACTTTCCTACCAAGTAAATCCAACGCTTGCAAAACAGTTCTAACCGTAACCCTGTCGTAATCCTTTATGTTCTCAGATAACTCTCCATACGGGTACATATCAGCATGGCACTTAGCACACCATTTATAAAGCTTAGGGTTGTGGTTATCTTCAAACCTATCCTTGGCTTCTCTATGCGATTGTAAGTATCCAACATGTTCCTCGCTGACACATTCACTCGGAGAATGAAATCCTTGGTTTTTCTTTTCTCTCCACCATGCATCATGCACTTTCTCGCTTAACTGATCGATAAGATTGTTTGTATTTGAATCCATTGGTTTTACATCTCCTTTAATTATTAACATTAAAAATGAGGTAAATTTACCTCAACCCTATTTTCTGCATAGCTTCGTCAATTCTACTAAGCCCGTGCTTCCACTCTTTTATTTTCTGAATAACATGCTCGTCCGGCCTAAACCATTCTCCCTTTAATCTCGATGCTTCAAATTCCTTATGCACCTGTCTCTCTGTGGACTCGTTTCCAGGAACCATAAAAAGAATTGTGAGAGTGTCGGGGTATCCAGTTTGCAATGCTCTCAATCTCTTCACCGGGTCTACTGAAAATCCTATCTTAATAGCTCCTCCGCACAGGCCCTGAATAAAGTAAACATAGCCCTTCGGGTCAACAGGGAGAATAGTTAGTACGTCATTTTCAATTACTGCATCCGGTTTCGCTACCGACATCATGTCTATTTCTTTTCTAATTCGCAAAGCCTTTATTGCTTCATTCTTCTTGTTCCAGTATTCAGTCCATCTTGGGTCGTCTTTTCTCCACGACCATTTATTGATTTCGTTTTCCAAGATGCTCATGAATCTTCGGTCATACTTAAAGGCGTTTAACTTATCTTGGCTTCTCCAAATACTAAAACTAATTCCCTTTTCCGCATGACCATCATTCTCTAGCTTTTTCAGAAAATCCTTAATCTTAGCATCCATTGGAATACCTAATACACCAAGGAATGCTTGGGCATAGGTTGTGACTCTATTAGACATATCAATTGTCCCCCACTTCATTCATTTTTCCTTTTTTAATTAAACGCGATGAAATAACATAACCGCCATCAGTTGAATAAAGGAGTTCGTGTTCCTTCATGTCACCCAATAGGCGGTTTAATTTCTTATTGCCACATCCAAATATTGCTTGAAGCTCTTTATAATTCAGGGGATTCTTATTTCGCGTCTGAATTAATCTCCCTGTGTTCCACTCAACGTATTTACCCAAAGAAACTAAGTACCCTGCCAATTCCTCGACATTCTTAACTCCACCCTTCTTCAGCTTCTCAATCTCTTCAACCATGAGCATGATATAAGGTTTCTTCCCTCCGGTGTGCTTCGGAGGGTCTTTATCTTTTTTGGCAGGTTTATTGAGTTTACTCCACCAACTATCAACCACAAGTTCTTCTTCACCATTAGGCATCTTCAATGTCATAAAGTTTGTTCCATTTGGCGACTTCTCACGAATAAGATACGAACCGGGAGGAAGGGGTAAAATATCAGACGTTTCATTGTAAAAATCAACTATCTTTTTATCCATATTAACCACCTCAAAAGCCCTTTCAATGGGCATTACTTAGGTGTCGAAACGACACGTTGTAAAAATGGCACTCAGCCTTACTCTCCCTAAGCGTGTAGGGTTTTTTGCATGTAATTCGTTTATATATACGTTCTAGCTTTGTTTCGTTCTACATTAACGCAACGCCAAAAACCCCTCATAACATATATAAGGGGTGGGTAGTTTTATTTAAGTACCTAGTGAGTTATTTGGGGTACAGGGGGCTATGAACGAGTTAGAAGCTCTTCTGTATCTGCTATTAACTTATCTCTGAATTCTTTTGTCATAACATAACATTCTCCAATTCCAACTTGATATGTTGTAGTAGCTCTTTCAAATGCTGAGGATAATGAGGTTATGAATTCCCTAATGTCTTCA